GGTGCTGTTTCACCTGATTGAATGTATCTATCCCATTGATTTACTGATAAATTAGGTGCAAAGAAATTTATAGTATTTTGCTCATAAGGAAATGAAGGTGTATAAATTGTTGATGTACTTACATTATTGAAGTTGATTGCGTCAACCATAAATTCAGTATTATTAGCTGAAATAGGGTTTGGAGTTCCTTCATAATTTTGCGGATATACTATTAATTGTACACTCATTATATTGACTGTGTTCTAAGTGTCTTACTCTTTTCAACTTCAAAAGTGTATTGCATTAACTTATCGTTTGCTACAGTCTTTTTTGTAAAACTTGAAGTAGTTAGTCGTACAGGTGTTACATACTGATTAAGTGCTGCCAAAACATTATCAGATTGATACCCTTCTAATATATATACTTCAGGGCTATTTATAAGCTCCTCAAACCATTCAGATTCTGATTCGTTTACAAAGTCTGTGTTTATTTTTATCTTTTCAGTAGCGTTTACTCTAAAGGATTTCTTTCCACCTTTGTAGCTATCTAGCCTGTATTTGCTTTCGTTCCAACTTCCTTCTAGTTGCTGATATGTACTTCCTTTAGTTGAAATCATTCTAGTAGACTTCATATTGAAAGTATAGTAATCCCAAGCACCCCATTGATTCAACCAAGCAAGCCTTATAGGTTCGTAGCCTTTAAGGTTAGGACAATTAATATTAATTATATATTCATCACTAATTTGTGTGTCATCAGATTTATAAGCCTTTACGCTAAGGCTTCCCCCTTGAATTAATTCTAGTGAAACTAAGTTTTGAAATACTAAACTCCAATTTTGTAAATTAGCAGGGAAGCAACCGAAATGCAAAAGCTGATTTTTTGAATCACTACCCCATGCACCTGCACCATTTGCTGTAATTTTGTAAATTTTTTCACTACCTAAACCACCACCACCTGCGTCAATAAAAGATATTGTTATGTAATCTACATTGTCATTTGGAGATAAAAACGAAAGTGTGCCATAGTCATTTACATTAGCATATTGAGTGGTAGGTGCATTTGTTAGAAACTTGTCATTATTTAATGATAGGTTGAATTTTTGCAAGTAGTACCCAAAATTAGAGTTAAGTATATTAAGATTATCTGTATATTTCAGGTAGCCATTAAATAAAGTAAATTCACTTGATGTAGCAGTAGTTCCGTCTTCAATTATAACATTAGGAGTTGATGAAGTGTCTAAGTATTCAGTCTTAAATACTACCGCTAGATACCTTGCTGAATTGTTATTTGTAGAATACTTGTCTATTAAATGTAAAGGGTGTGAAGTGTCTATTGTAGTAGCCGTTCCTTTGTATTCACTATCAACAGCAGCTAAGTTATCAGCACTAACATAACTTTCAATAATCTGTCTAAAATCAAACATTCCAACTCCTGCATTGTTTGGTGTAGTTTTAAAAGTTCCTATTGGTGTGTCTGTAGATATATTTATAGCCGTATCGCTTACATAGACTTCAGCAATAAACTTTACTTTTGTTTCAGTAGATACAATAGCTGAATTTGATACTATGAATATTACCTCTTGACCAACAGGAAGTTGAGTGTATAAAGGTTTTTGTTCTATTTGTGTTGCCATTATTTTACTGTTGTTAAACTGTTAATTATATCTTCTTTTACACTACCTAGAAATGCTTTACCGAACTGCTTTAAACCAAGACTTAAAGGTTTTTGAAAGAAGCTTATTCCCTGTATTCCATTACGACCAATACTTCTAGCTATTAAAAACGTCAAAGTCTTTCTTTTTAAAAACCTACCTTTTGCATCTCTAGGTGCTATTCCTTTCTTTACAGCCCAACCGTCCAAAGCTTTACTTGGTGGCTGTGAATGACCTTTAGACTTCTTATAGCCGTAAGGACTTGCTATTACTTTGTTCTTATAGTCTTTAAAGGTTCTTTTCTTTTCCGTTCCTGAAACTCCTTTGTCTACAAACTGACCATAGTAAGACATATAGAATTGTACTAAATAATTATCGCCTTCTTTTACAACTTTAAAGCTTACGGAATCTTCTAACTTCCCACCTTTACCTGCTTTTTGTAAGTTACCCTTAGAACGATTTACAACCTGTTTGCCAAAGCTGTTTAAGTACCTTTCTATATTAGCTGTATCCACTACTCAGCAACAGCTACAAATACTTCAACTCTAGCAGTAACAGCTGTTGTAGGTTTTACTTGTAAAGTAGCTAAGTCTTCCATTGTACCAAAAGAAGGAGTTGTATCTTCTTCTGCTAAAGCTAAGTCTGCACCTTGACAAAGAATATGGGATTGTCCTGCTGTAAGTATAACTTGATAATTTGAAGCCGTTGTAACTACTGCTAGTTCAATGTCTACATCTGTTTCTAAGTTCGTTACCCTTAAATACTTTGTTTTCGCTACATTAATAGCTCCTGCTGAAGTTGAAGGAAGTGTGTCAAATACTGCTACTGTAGTTGCTACACTTGCTGTACAGGTTACTATCCTTTCAAAGATGTCATTTATACCTGTAGTTGTTAGTGAATTGCTTGAACCCCTTAACGAGCCGTTAAGTGTAACTGATTCTGTAATTGTTGTTGTTAGTGTTGCCATTTTATAAGTTTATTGTTATTTTAAATTTTTTCCAACCTATCTGTATTATCATTTTCCAAATCTTGAACTTAAACATTAGTAACCTGCTCCTGTGTCTGTTACAGGTATTGTACAAGTCTGAAAGTCATTCTGAACTAAGACTCCAATATTAAATACCCATCCACAACAAAGATTGTCAAATCGTTCTTGAAACGGCTCTATAGTGAATTGGTCTTGCGTGAAATATATAGGAGCATTAATATCATTAGTACCTAAAATTGATTGCTGTACTGAGTGCCTAAGCATTCCAATAAAGTCAGTACATATTTGTAGTGAACCACTTAATACATCTTGTTCGTTGCTTAAAGTCTTATGAAGCTTTGGGAAGTTAGCTGAAGCGTTGTTCTTAGTCCAATCAGACTTTTCGCTTACCATATCCATAATGAATATCTGGAAGTTATATGTAAGCTGACTATCCCCTGTTGATACATTTGTAGGGTTGATATGTAATAAAGGGAACTTTTGCATTTTCTCTAAATTAATATCGTAAATATCGCCAACCGAAGTAGAACTTATTTGCTCGTGGTATTCCCCTAGCCTAAGCAAAGTATTTACTACATTATTGTATGTCTTATTGTTTACCATTTCTCTTTACTTTATTTTGCGAGTTTAAATCTGTTTCGTAACTAAGCCAAGTTAAACACTCTAAAAGACTTAATCTTGTTATTCGTTCTAAGTTTACTATCTCTCCATTTGTCAATCTGTACATCACTCCAAACCATCCCCATTTCTCAGCAAAGGATTCTGAAGCTATTGCATCTTCGTTTCCTTCAGCTGCTCCATCAAATACAATGGCAAAATCTCTGATAACTCCTTCCCTAAAGTGTAAAAAAAAACCAATGCACTTTGCACTTGCTGAGCTGACATCTGTTTCATTTCTTCCGTCCTGAGCCGAATATCGCCATCATAAGCGTCAATAATATATATATCATTCTTCTTGTCTTTTACAGGTCTATACAAAACAGCCATTAATTCAGGTAGGTTCTTTTCTATTCCGTTCTTGATGAATTGCTCAATGTCTGCGTATTCTCCTAAACTTATAGAATCTAAATCAGGGTGGAAGCCGTACTCAATTCCGTTTATCTCTATTATCCTTTTTAGCTTTGTATCTTGTTCTTGTTGTAGCTCTGCTATCCTGCTCATTATAACAGCTACATCTGACAATGCTAACTCCTTTACTAACTGCTTAGGAATGTTAGACAATGCTGCTATTGTTTCAGTAGCTTCTTCAGTCTTTGTACCTGTTTCAAAGTCAATCAGTTGCAACCACTTCTCAAGCGTTACATCTTCCCAACTATTAATTAGCTTGAATACTTTAGTTTCTCCTTCTTTTTTAATTTTAACTTTCATACAATATATAATAGAAATTTGTTGTTTTTAGTTTACTGATTGTTTACTGAACGAAATACTTCCCTGCGTTTGGATTATCTAGGTGGTAAATTACATTGTACCTTATTCCGTCTATTGCGTGATTGTAGTTGTCTATATATAATTTTGAACCTTTATCTTGATAAGCGTAATTGTTTAGCTCTTTGGCTATGTTTATAGATTCAGGAGTTACAATTAATTGATAATCTTGCATACGAGTAATACCACTTTCAATAGTTCCTTTCTTTACAGGTTTGATGTTTACTCCTAAATGCTTCAAGTCTGCTATAAGTCTTGGCTCTGCTGAATCGGCAATTATAAGTTTGTTGTCTACTTTTTCTAGTATTATCTTAGCTAGTTCTTGTGATTTTAACCCATTCCTGTAAAGATGTTCTTTCAAGTATATCTTCTTATGTTTTTTATCAATAGCTACTTCAGTCAATGAGTCAGGGTCTACACTAAAACCAAAGTCCATTCCACAAGAAGTCTGTAAGCCATCAGGATTAAATTCTCCTATACTCCAATTATCAAAGACTACTCCTTCTGCTTTGTCTAACCAACCTCCAAGTATTTTATGCTGATACTTTTTAAAGTTCCTATGCTTTATGCTCTTAATACGCTCTAGGAAGCTATGTGATAGATTATCTTTATTGTCTAGGTATGTACTATGGATATAGCATACATTGTCTTTAATGCCGTTAAAACCTGCTTGTACTCCTTTTTCTTCAAAGAACCTTTTGTATATCCAATGTTCCTTAGTTACAGGATTCAAAACTAATATGATTCTATTCTGTACTTTCTTTTCCCTTATACTTAAATCAATAGTGTCAAAGATATTCTCGTCAATAAGTTCTTCTGCTTCATCAAGTACCCAAGTGCTTATTCCTTGTAATGACTTTAGACTAGCTGTTTGGTTTCCTGCTGATGTCTTAATACCTCTAAATAGAATGTCTGATTTGTTTCCTAAATTGACTACCTCAGCTTTATTTACGCTAAAGGTGTTTTCATATCCTAGTAGCCCTATCTTCTCTAAGAACTCAGGAATAATTGATAAGTGAGCTGATACCATTGTATAACGAGTGAATAGGACTCTAATATTCCTAGACATAGTTAAGAGAGTTAGAAAGACTGTAACTGCAAATGACTTTCCTGAACCCCTACCACCTGTTATAATAAAGTATCTAGCTTCAGACTTAAATAGTGCTGTATATTTGTCGCTAAGATTCAGAGCTTATAAAGTTTATTAAAGGTACATTAAGACTTTCATCATTTGTTGTAACATCTACTCTTTGTTGTGGTTTACCATAAAAGTATTCAAAGAATAACTTTACCGCCCATTGCTCTTTCTTTTCTAAGCCCTTTTGTAAAGACTCCAATGCAATACTACTCATCGGTGTTAAGTTCTCTATTAGCTTTTGTTCTTCAGCTTTACCTTTACGACCTGCTCCTTCTCTTTTTCCTCCGTGTTCCATTTTGAAATAATTTGATTAATCAAGTTGTATTATATAATAGAAATTATTGTTATTTATTTAAAACAGTTCTTTTTGTGTTTCTTCCTTATTTATTCTATCACTAGCAATCTTAAAGTATTTCTCATCTTGTTCAATTCCTATAAAGTTTCTGTTTAAATTCTTTGCTGCTACTCCTGTGCTTCCTGAACCCATTGTAAAATCAAGAACAGTTTCCCCTTCGTTGGTGTAAGTTTTTATTAGGTACTCCATTAATGCAACTGGTTTTTGTGTTGGGTGCTGAGTTCCGTTTCGCTTATCATCTAATTTAAAATTAAGTGTTTGTATTGGTGGCTTATACCATTGTCTATCCTCGCTTTGTCTAATCAAGGGATTAATACTATTTAATCTCTGTTCTCCATTTTTAGATTGTGAATTATTTTTCCTATAACTTTTTTTAAATTCTTCTTTTGTTCTTTTAATCATTTGTCTATTGTATAAAGATTGTTTACTATAAAAAACACAAATATCTTCTATGTTTCTCATAGGTTGCCTTTTCGCTAACATTGTTCCAGTAGGTCTATTTTTGATCCATTTCCAATCATATTTATAATTCTTGATATTACTCATTCTTAATGCAGAACTAAATGGCTCACTACCAAATAAGACTATTGCACCATTAGGTTTTATTATTCTATTGAGTTGTTCCCACATTAAAGTAAAATCTATTACACTATCCCATTTACAAGCCGTAGTGCCATAAGGCGGGTCGGTTATAATAGCATCTATTGAGCCATCAGGAATAGACTTCATTACTTCTAAGCAGTCGCCTTTGTATAATTTATTCATATTCATTTGGAAGCATAAGCCTTATACCTAAGTCAGTTATAGCCCATACTCTTATTTGTTCTGTATATACTTCAAAGGCTTTTGTGTTTAAAGCTGTTGTGCTTCCTATTTTACATATTGCTATTTGATTATCGTTAATACTTATCATTTCATATTCTGATAAGAATTTAGACCTTAGTACATCGTGCATTTCATTTGGAAAATATCCTAGTTCTTCTGCTAGTCCTTGTACGATACATTTCCAATAGTAACTGTTCTGCATATTGCTTCTTGTGTTTCTTTGTTTCTTTACCTCTACAATATAGTCATTATCTAATTCTTTTAGGTAACTAAAAAGGCTTTGCTTATCTCTATTGTCTTTTATTACAAACTTCACTACTCAGTCGCTTTACTTCTTATCTTTTCTGTTGCTCCTTCCCAAAGCTTATCTCGTTTCATACTTAGACTAGGTTCGGTTCTTTTAAGACTTGGCATTCCTTCAGTTGGTTCGCTATCCATATACTTACCACATTCGCAGAGTGCTTCCTTAGTTACCCATTTGCCCTCTCGGTTTACTATTGTAGCTTTTCCTATTTGCATAGTCTTTCCACATTCACAAGTGTATAGTGTCATCTCTTTAATTTTTCTAGTTCAAACTCTAAATGATTAATTGCTTTCTGTATGCACTCAATAGGGCTGTCGTGTTTCCTTTCTGCTCTTAATAAGTAAGTTACTGCTGTACCTATGTTGTAACTGAGTTCAAAGTCTTCTATGACCTTACGAGCTTCATAGCCGTATCTTATTCCTATGTAGTAGTTTGGTATTCTATTATCTTTCATTTTCTTCCATTTCGTCCATTATTAAATCTTCATCAGTTAAAGCTTCTGAGTTATCCATTCTGTCTAAATTCCAAAGAATCTTTTCGTTATCTTTTGATTTAATCCTACCAACTATTATGCTTAAAACAAGCAGTACAATTATAGTTAAAATTAAAACACCTATCACTAAATCAAATATCATTTTGTTAAAAGTTTTAAAAGTTGGTTACTAGTATAAATCCTATCGTCACCTGCATAGTTTTCGTATATACAAGTGAAGTTATCGTCCTGCCAAGTCCAAAGGCTTTTTACATTCTTTTTAATGTGGTCTTTCAATATCCATTTAATTGTTTTGTATGTTCTTTCCATATCTATTGTTTTAGTTGAGCTGATTACTGTTTCTATTCGGTTCATTGTCTTGTAAATTGATGAATAAACTGGACACATTATATGTATTTACATTCTTTAAAGTGTAATTCACCTTTATAGTTTTAAATTTATACCTCTATTCTTTTCACCTCTCAATTTATCTTGTTTCCAATAGTACTCACAAATAGTATTGCTGTACTCATCTACTTTATCTTTGTGTGGTGCATTCGTAAAATATGCTTGGTCGTATCCTTTAGGTGCTTTATACCTATAACAAGTTTCTTTCATTGTACAATCTTTGCCGTTACACATTGTAATATCTGCCATTATTCTTTTGATTTTCCTCTCATTTTATTTGTTTTATTGTATCAGGGGGTATCTGAAACCCCCCTCTACTACTCCTTACCGACAATCTAAACGCTTTAGGTCTTACCCTATTTTTTTTAAATTAATTAATTTTGGAGTATTCATTATAAATCTTTTTTATTCCGTCAAAGCAAGTTGATATACAAGAACCGCAATTCGTTCTTACATTGTATGAAGTATTAAAAATGGTATTATATGTTTCAATCATTCTCTTTTTTGCTGCTTGGTCTTTTGCTCTACCTGTTTTTAAGTCTTTCCACATATCTAATATTTCATCTACTATTTCCTGTGGTAAACTTTCAGGAGCTTCTACTTCTTTTGTCTTCTCCCATTTCTTCTGACTACATTCCATTGGAGCGAGTCTTGCCTTTATTTTCATAAAGCAACCGCAGTCTTTACAAGTTCCTGTAGGCTTGAAGTAATAGATACAACCCTTACAAATAGCTATCCTGTCTTCATAGACTTCGTTAGGTACAAAGAACTTATTCATTTAACATTTCTTTTAGCTGCACTCTTACTTTGTCTATTGTCGTGAATAAACTGTTTCTACTTATTCCTGTCTTCTTTGCTAAACTATCTAAAGTGTTTCCTTCATAGTAATATAATTCAAATATCTTTTTATCATACCAAGTAAAGCTCTCTAAGGCTTTATCTATCTTTTCTAGGCTAGTCCATTGATAATCGTCTACTATTTCGTTGGGCAGGTTGTAAAGGTGCTTAGAGGGTATTATCTCGCCTGAATCTACAACATCATAAGTAATTGTACTTGTAAGACTATCAATATGCGTGTAATACTTCTTGTATTTATAATAGTAATTACTTCTAGGACTTGTTAAAGCTCGTCTTAACGCTACTGCTCCGTATCTTATTACGCCATTTATTCCGTCTTTGTCATAAATAGCTTTTAAAGTTTCAGGGTTCATTTGCAAGAAGTACATCATTAATTCCTGAACTGACTCATTAACTTCATTCTCATCTTTAGTGAGTCCGTAAGCCATAGTTCTGAACTTATCGGACAACTTAGCTATTTCTGAATAAATGTTAGTCATAAATTATTTCAATTTTGTCAATCTTTGCAACTACTTGCTCAACTATTTCTTCTAATATCAATCGGTACGCTCTAATTACTGCTAAATTCGTCTTTGTTTCAAGCCCTGAAAAGAATCCGTTTGTTGCTACTGAAACATTAATAGGTATAATCATCAACCAATCCCAATAATTATTTTCCTTTGTTCCTTGTCCGTAATTGTTATGATATTCTAATATAACATCTAACACTTCTAAGTAAGATTCGTACCTACTTTTACTTGCCAACTCTTTGGAGAACTGCTTACACATTACTAAGTAGGTTTCAATTATTGCCCTGTGTTCTTCATTTGCGTAAATCGGTTCTATCATTGCACAAAGTTATTAAATAATTTATTCTATTCCTTTTTCTTCCTTTAAGTTATTAACAAGCGATTTGTAGTAACTAATCTTTTCTTCATATTCAACCCTTGAAATCTTTAAAGTTGTACGAGCTAAAAATTGTAATTCTTCTGATTTGCCTTCACCATACTTTCCGTCTAAGGCTAACGAGAACTTGTACTGTTCGCCCCAAGCATAAACATTACATTTAACACATTGCACCTGACAATTTTCCTCATCAAAGCGAGTTGATAGGTGCTTCCTAGACTGGAAGTGTCCGTTCTGCATTCCGTCCTTATACCCTCTGACTATTCCACAAGTGAAACATTGAATCATTCCGTATTCGTTAGCTTCCCTCAATCTTATGTAAAGACTGAACCACTTGTCAAGTTCCTTTTTTAATTTACTAATTGTTTTTTTCATAGCCTAGTTCCCGTTTAAATTCGTCCTGTAATATTCCTTTTCTAACCTTATATTTTTTTCCTCTTAGTTCAGGGTGTTCTTCCTGAAGCTTTCGCCTGAAGCGTATTATTGACTTGGTGTTGGTTAGCTTAGACTTTGAATGTAAATCAAGCAATTCAAAAGCCGTTAAGTCTTTAGGATTTATTCCTTGTTCCTTTAATTCGTTAAACCAATAAGTAGATATTAGATTGTTATCACAGTCTTTTAGTTTTGGGTACTTTATTAAAAGTTGTTGAACTATTTCTTTTGTTTTCATTTCAATAATTTTAAAGGTTCTTGATAATAAGGTGTCTTTTCTTTTGGCTGCCCTAGTGTCCTGACTTGATAGGTTGCGTCATCAATTACTTTTTTGTGTGCATAAACGAATTTGTAAAAGGTTCGGATATTTAAAAAAGGTTCGTCTTTACCAAATCTTACACCAATATGAAAAGCGTCTAATACTTGATTCCAAGTCATATTGCCAAATCTTTTTTCCTTAATTAAATCGGCTGCAAATATCTTACTTAGACTTGCTAAAGTTTGTGCGTCTGACCTGTGTCCTATTTCTACTGAAGTCTTTGCTAGTAAGTCTAGGACTTTTTCAGTAAGTTCTTTTAGGTCTTCTTGTTTTAATGGTATCATAATAATTCTTTTGCTTTTTGCCATTCATTAATTTGTGCGTCTAACTTAGACATTCCTTTTGAATTAGACTTAGGTTTATCCCATTTTTTTTGATTTGCTGCCCAAGTCTTTAATCTTAGTTCAGTTTTCCAAGTTTTATTCAGTTCAAATTTCATCTTAGTATTAGACTTATTAGGTTCTGTCCAGTAATCAATAAAGCCATTTAAAATACTTTCATCATAATCAAAAGACAAAACTTCAAAAACAAAATCATTACGCCTATTAGATATAATATTATTAGTTATTCTTATTTCTTTATTATTATTAATAGTTGTTTCATTTTTAACTGACAAGTTATTCAATTTTGAAAGGACTAGTTGTTCATTTTTTAAACAACTGATGATTTTCAATAAGTTAGCTTCATTTATCTTAAAGTGTTGTTTAGCAGGTATTCCCTTACGCTTAGTTTCTATCACTCCTAGTGTTTTAAGCGTTTTAAGACACTTTCTTTGCTGATATGGGTTTAGTGTAGTATCTTTCTCAATATTCGCTTCAGTGTTAAAGAACCACCCGTCAGTC